TCGCTTGGGTCGCTTGCGTTCGGGAAGAGAGTCCTTCATCCAGTCGGGCGTCTCCTTGCTCCAGAGACGCGCCATGTTGGGATGGTTCGCGTACATCCATCTGCGCTGAGCTTTAGAGACGAACGGCATCACGGCACCGGGGGAGGAACGGGAGGAGGCGGCGGGAGAGCGAGGAGGCTCGGCCCCGTGTTGTACTTGGGCTCGCCTGGTTGGTTGACGATGACCTCGATGCACAGGGCGGCGTCTTCCTGAAGGTCCTCCGGGTCATCTGCGGGCACCCCTCCGCCGTTCACGTCCCATATCTGCACACGGAGGCGGGAGCCCGGCGGAACGTCGGGGTCGCTGTCATCGATGGTGACGTGCGCCTGAAAGTCGTCGCTGGTGCTGAAGAGAATGCGCGCCGCTGCGTAGCGAATGTAGGTAGGTCCTGCGACGTCGAGGTCTACTTGCCATGCGCCGGGGTCGGCTAGCTGAGTGAAGAGCATCGGCCCGACCGTGACGAAGCCATCGGGCGTGTTCGTCACGCGAGCGATCGTTCGGACCATGCCGCGTCCGTAGCCCCAAACGTTCTGTGACTCTTGCTGAATCATGGCGTCTCCTTGCTGTACACCGTGGGCACAGCGGTGTTGCGGAACCAGAGCGTCAGCAGAACCGAGTCCCCGACGGCGAGGACCGGGTTGCCCGCGCCTCCCCAGTTGCGACGGATCAGGCTGACGGTGCTGGTGGCCTCGTTCCACGCCACCGCCACGAAGCCACGCTCGACAGGGGGCTCGGTGTCCTGAAAGCCTATGTCGTAGCCCTCAAGCACCAGCGGCCCGGGAGCGTCGATTTGTATGTCCCAGCGACGGGGAAGCGTCGGCGCAGGCCCCGGAGCCCAAGCCACGCGCATGTTGCACGGCGGCGCGGTCACGAGCATCTTGCCTGGCTCCTCCGTTGCACGGCGGCGCGGTCACGAGCATCTTGCCTGGCTCCTCCACCCGGAACTGAGCCTTCCACTCGATGCGGTTGCCGCCGAGCGCCTGAATGGTCGTCTTTCCTTTGTATAGAGGCATCTATTGCTCCACGACGATGTTGGGCTGCTGCTCAGAGGAAGGGTAGACGTGCGCAGTGAAGTACAGACGGTACCCAGGGGGAAGTGGCAAACCGGGAGAGGCAGGACCGCCCTGATTGCGAAGCTCGATGTAGATGCTCCGCTCGCTGGCGTTGTAATCCCACTTCGCCCAGATGACGTCTTGGGAGGCGATATCCGCGAGCGTCGGAGAGCACTCCATGCACACGCCAGCCACGCGAAGCTCTCCGGTCCCGGGAAGCGTCAGGCGGTAACGCCAGTCGCCCACAGCGGGCTGCACCGCTTCGATCTCGCATGTCGGGGGCGTCACGCGCAGGGCGTCCTCGAGCCCCGTCGAGTCCGGGTTGTCCTCGAAGTAACCCGCCAAGATGACGTCGCCGGGACCCATCTGGGTGTAGAAGTCTAGCGTTCTATTGATCGCCACTGGTCTTCTCCTTCACCGGCTCGGCCTTGACTTCGAGGTTCTCGGAAACGATCTCCACGTCGTCGCCTGTCACCTTGTCTTGAAGGTAAAGGCATGTGCGAGGCTTCACACGAACCTTCGGCAGCGACCGCACAAGTTCGCCAATGTTGTCGCTCCAACTCATGTCGCCGTGCCTCCAAGGTTAGACCAGTTGAGCCAAAGGTCGAACACCGGGTCGATGGTGCCGTCCGTTGCGCTGCTGTTCTTCTGCCACACTTGCACGTTCACGCAGGGTGGCTGCGTATCTCCATCGACCGATGCGGGGCGCAGTCCCGTGCGACCTAGGGGGACTGTGGTGAGGTTTGTGGCGAGACCCGCCGGGATAAACACCCGCACCACGGGAGCCACCTCCATCACCGTATCGATTCTCGATCCGGTGGACGCGATGCCGCTTGCGTCTACGTTCGAGAGTTGCTGCCGCACCGAGGTGACCTTGAGGTGGATCTCCGCGACAAGCGGGAACGTAAGCTGCATTCCCACCTCAGGATCGCCGTTCGGAGTGGGCGCTTCGCTCGGTTCCATGGGACCAGGCAATGCGTCGTTGGGATCGCCCCGGAACGTGAGCGTGGACCCGTACATCGCTTCCCAGCCCGTGTCTGGGGTCGGGTTTGCCGTAAGCGCACCATTGAGAAGTATCTGCGCCACCGTCGGGGTGGGGAGTGCGCCCACGAACGGAAATGCGTAGATGGCCTCGGGGTGAGGTTCGCTCATCGCCGAAACCCCAAAAGAGGCCGTGACCCAGAGGGTGCGAGCCAACGAGTCCCGAACGTTCGCTAGCTGGGTGCTTGGCCACGATGACTTATCAACGAAGCCGGTGCCTGACTGGGAAAGACGGATCGGGGGAACAGACCAGTCGAGGGCAACCTCATAATACGAGGCGCCCTGCGTGTTCTGGTCTCCCGGATCTGAAGGCTCTACAGGCTCGGCCACATACTGACCATGAGAACTTCCGAGGCGAGTGCTATCCACGAGCCCAAACGCCCTCACCTCATTCTCGCCTGGCGTGCTTCCGGGAAGCACCTGAGAGAGAGAGGGAGAAATGGCGGCGGGGACGCACGGAGAGAGCGCGGAACGATAGGGTAGAGACTTGGTTCCTCTGCCGGTCACGTAGACGCCGTAGCTTGTGGCGTTGTAAGGCTGCCGGTCGGGGGTGTAACCGAGGGTGCCGTTCCAGTTGTTCGGACCCGGCGTGTCCGGGTCTTCTTGAAGAGAGAGAGTGACGCCCGGGTAAGACGGAAGCGTCGCAAGCTCAGCAGGCGTCATTTTGAAAGCCGGAGGAGGGAGCTGCACGCTAGACGAAGGCTCTCCAAGCTCGGTAGTGCCACCGGGAAGTTCTTTGTACTGGTATTCGCCATCTGATCCTCTGAGGAGAAAGTAGGCAGGGGGCTGTTTTGACCCCCTGCCTATCACTCACGTTGCGAGCGCGATGGTTGCGTTCCAACCTGGCGCCGTGCACCCCATTTGTGCATAATATCCAGCTCTTACCTCAACTGCGTCTGCGTTATTTTCCCTCAGGAAGCGCAATCCGTCAGTCATCAAGATCTTGGGGCACATCCCGAGGCTGTACAGCTTCCAGGTGTCCATCTGGAGCATGTACGCACGGCCGCTCGGGCAGTTCGGGTCAGCAACCACCATGGCGCTGCCGCTGGGAAGATGGATGCGTACGGCCTCGAAGAAGACGTCCGCAACGTCGCTCGAACGCATGAGGTCGTAGACCACCTTGCTGCCCAACGACTTGATGAGTTCCGAGTAGGAAAGCGGGTTCATGAAGATCACGTCGGGACGGCCGCCCTCTCGGAAGAGAAGCGCGCCCGCACCGATCATGGCCTCCTCGATGGTCTCGGCGGTGCCGTCGTAACGGATGCCGCCGAGGCGCGTCGGATCGGTGGAACGGTCCACGCCGAAGAAGTTGTCTCCCGGTGCCGGCGGGGTATCGGGGAGCCAGCCTTCGAGGCCGGTGATCTTCTCCAGCACCGTGGTCGGGCCCGTGGTGTCGGGAAGGTCACCCTTCTGGAAGATGAGAGAGCCGACCGGGATCGGCGAGATGTCCGCAGGCGGAAGGCCTACTTCCAGAGTGATGGTACCCGTGTCGCGGTTGACCGCGACCACCGTCCACTCGTCCACACCCGCGACCGCGATGGGCGCGTAACCGGGAGCACTGGAGAACTGCAGAACCATCTGCGTCTCGAAGCGCACCACGTCAGTGGGGTTGGCTAGCGTGAAGTCCTGCGTGGTCTCCACACCAGCGGGTGCAGGTCCCCACGCGCCAACGGTGCCGCGAGAGCCGACGCCGTTGGAGTAGAGCCCGCCCGCGAGGTCCTGCGTCAGCGCACGGAGGATGCCGTCGATTTCCGACGCAGCAGCCTGCATGAACGCGTTCGCGTTGCCCACGGAAGCCTCGAGCACCTCGTTCTGGATGGCGGCGAGGCCGTAGTTCCGAACGCGGGTCAGCATGAAGTCCCGGTACACGCCGGGGCTCTTGTTCTGCTGCGCATCGATGAAGCGCGCAGAACGGCCCTGCGGGACACCGACCTGCAGCGGCAGCGGCAGGCTCTTGCCTCCGAACGCTTCCATCTTCGGGATGGCAGCGAGCCAGGGATTGTTTCGGTACACGAGGTTCTTGATCCTCAAGTCCGTATAGTGGACCTTGAGCGCAGCCTCGAATGACGACAAACTTAGTGCTTCAGCCATTGGTTATTTCCATTCGATGAGTTTGGCGGCTTCAGCCAAGGACGCGTCTCGATCCATTGCCGGATTGAGAGTCGCAGGCCTGTGCACGTTGCCGCTGGTTTGCTGGTTGGAAAGGGTGGTTGGGCTCGTGGATGGCGGCGGGGTGGGCGCAGACAGGTCCTTGAACTTGTCACGCGTACCTTCGTTCTCCAGAGCCTTGGTTACCAGCTTCTCCAGGTACGCCTCGACCTCGCTTGCGGCGTCTTGCTCACTCATCAACTGGCCAGTCTGCTGGTGGCGGGAGGTCATGACGCTCCAGACCATATCCCCCGCATCTGCGGCCTTCACGAGAGGGTGACTCTCGCTGTTGCCAATGAACCGCTTCACGTTGTCCCTCGCTTCATTCACAGCGGCCTGCATCTTCGCTTGTTCGGCCAGTTGCTTCTGCTGTTGAAGTTCAGATCTCAGTGACGTCAGTTCATTCTTCAGGCCCTCGATAGGATCGGGGCCAGAACCTTGTAGGCGCTGGGCGATAGCCTCTCTGTCCATGCCGCTGCGCTCAAGGAACGACACGGGGTCAGCCTTCGCCTGATTGGCTAGCTGTTCCGCGTGCTGCACCTTGTACTGCTGCTCTTCGAGGACGCGCTGGGCCTCGCGGTTCTTGCGCTCCTGCTCGATCAGAGACCGGAGGGCAGTGGTCGCACTCGGAGAGTTGATGTAGTTGTCGTCGGTGATGGGCGTCTCGCCCTTGTTCTCTTCGTCGCTCATAGTGGCCTCACATCACGATGTTGCCGTCTGTCGGACCGACTTCGTTGGGAGCTACGCCCCCATCGGGTCCTACTGCTGGCGGTGCGCCGGGTATCATCGCTCCCTGCTGCATCGCCAACTGCTGCATCTGCGCACGCTGTATCATCTGGTGCGTTGTTACGAGGTACTGCCTGAGCAGATCGAGGCGGTCCTCCGGTACACCGTTCTGCTCGGCGTTCTGGAGCGCCGCTTGGACCTTCTTCATCGCCAACTGCTGGTCCTGGTACGGAGGCGGCGGAATGTAGCGGCCGTCGTCCAGCATGAACTCGATGTTGCGGTCGATCAGCATGCTCGCGGCGCGGTCGAGGCTGAGCTGAGCTTCGAGGTCGGGGAAGTCGAGAAGTCGCTTCGCCTCGTCGGGTCCCAGTAGATTGAGCGAGATCATCTGTTCGACGAAAGCGAGCCTGCCGGCCGGTGTTACCGGCAGGCTCGATGACGGGTGTACCTGCAGAACGTAGTCGTCAGCTTCCATGTCGACCTCGGAGAAGTCGACAGTCTCGATGGTGTTCTTGTCCTTGGAGAGAACGACGCTGTACTCGTTGTCTTCGGCATAGATATCTCTGCCGAGGTCAACCACCTGCTTCGCGGCCTCGATGTACATTTGCTCGTACTGTCGAGAGACGGTGGTGAAACGAAGGCTTTCGATATCCTGGTACTCGCGCAGCGCTACGCCCGAGTCGAGCCCCGAGGGCTTGCGACCTGTCGCCGCCATCTGGGTGATGCCAGATATCTCGAAAGCTCTCGCGTAGAGCATCTCCAAGTGGTCGAAAACGTCATTGTTGAAGAACGACTTGCGCACCTTGCTGTTGTTCTCGACATAGATGCGCGGCACCGCCATCAGATGCAGGGCCTTGTTGATGCGGATCATCAGCCGGTTGATCTCCAACTGGATCCCCATGATATCTTCGGTGATTCCGCTGCCCCAGAAACCGAGGAGGCGGTCTGTCCACCTGACGAAGACGAAGGGGAAGTAACCCTTGTCCCACGGGCCGTCGTAGAGGGTCGCGTTGGTGATGACAATGGAATGCCGGCCATCGTTCGTGTCGGGACCGCTCGGGAGGTGCCATCCCTCGACCACTTCGATCTGGTCCACGAGGCTGTCTACCCCGTAGTCCATGTCGTTGGTGGTGCGATCTGCGTTCCTGATCTGGTTCGCGTACTGCGGGTACATGTCCAGCAGCACTTCGCGGTCGATGAACTTGCGCTGGTAGAAGGTGCGGGGCTCGCCATAAAAGCCGTCCGCCTGGTTGACGAAGACCTCGCCCGGGAACACGCGCTCGAATGTGATCTCCCATAGAAGCCGTCCGCCTGGTTGACGAAGACCTCGCCCGGGAACACGCGCTCGAATGTGATCTCCTGCCCATGCCGGAAGACCTTCATGACGCCAGTACCCATGACCGCCGCGTCCATCAGAATCTTCGGGGCGAGCATGTTGAAGCGCGCAGCGTAGAAAGCGTGACTGACAAACTTCTCCAGATTCCTCGCCCGCCGCTTCAACGACCAGTTTCCCCCATGGGTGATGAAGCGGGGACGAGGTTGCGATCTGGACAGTCGTGACACAGCCGTATCGCAAACGCTCTTTACCACATTGAGAGTGGAACGCTCCGCTGCGTATACCCGGTCATGGGTAAAGGGCGTGTATCCGTAGAAGTCCCGGTTTCCGTACAGACGGATGTAGCGCATGTAGTCTGCGCGCCGGGTCGAGTCCGCGGTCTCGAGATCGCGGAAGGCCACGATCAGGTCCTCGTGAGGATCTTCGTCGGCCCACCATTGAAGTGCTGTGAACTTGTCAGTCTGCATCAGCCACTCGAATAGAACATCGCGAACTCATCATCTTCCTCCGCTTCCTTCTCGGTCACGTTCATCGATGAGATCTCGACGATGATATCCCCTACCCTGAATTGTGTCACGCCCAGGCGCTTCAGGGCAGCGACTAATTGCACAAGTTCCTCGCTGGACTTGATCAGCCCAGATTCTCCGCGTCCCGATTCCACCATTCCTCCCCTTCTCCCGCCGTCTCTTCGGGCTCCCACCATGCGGTGGTGTACGATTTCTCCAGAAGTCTCTCTTGGTCTTCCTCCATCTTATCCTCTACTTGCGACCAGTACTGCGGGCTGCCGAACTCCACCTTTGCCTCTTCAGGCGTGTACAGGTACTGGTAGCAATATCGCCAGCCATAAAGCAGAGCGTCGCAAAGATGGTCATCGTAGCGAGTATCATCTGGCCTCAGCTTCTTCTCGTCCCACTGCAACACCGTCATCTCTTCGATGAGCTCGGTGTTCGCAGCCTCGTTGATGAGCACGGTGTCCGTGGCTAGGTCGCCGTTCAGAAGCTCGATGTACGCGCGCTTCTTGCTCTTCTCCGCTTCCTTGATGTTGATCCCGAAGCGCGCCTTGGCCTCCTCGACGTACCCCTTACCGATTCCACCTACATCGGCGACGATGGTGTCGAACTGGTACTCGTCGTCGAGGTCTTGCATGATCTCAGCGACTTCGGACGGGATCAGGCCGCTGCGCTTGAAGGATTCGGCGACGATCAGTTTATTTTGTCGGTCGCTGTAGGCGCATACAACAAAGGCAGATGAATGGGTATATCCGAGGTCCACTCCGAGAACATACGCCCAGTCATCGTCCTCCGGATCGAACTCATCCACCGTCGAAAATCGCTTGTAGACCAAGGCATCGGTGTCCTTGATCCACTTCCCGCAATACTCGCGCAGATATGTAGGGTGGTTATCGTCCCACTTGTACTTGGCGCGGCGCTTTTGAAGCCAATCGGCCGCGTTCGGGATGAAAGGATTGTCAAGGAGTGTCCAACTATGCGTACTCCAACTGCTTCCTGGCAATGTAGCATCGTGGAAGAATCCGGTACATGTGGCATTCGGTGTCCCCGTCAGGCAGATGGTTCCGTCGTAGTCCAAGATTGCAGGCTCGATGATGTCCTCAATCATCCTCGACAGATAGGGTCGGAATGACTGAGCCTCATCGATGATAACCAAGGGGTACTTAGGACCGCGCAGTCTCTCGATCTCGCTTTCGTCGTTTGCGCCGCACAGGAAGATCGTGCTCGCGTTCGGGCACTCCACTATCAGTTCGTTCCGAAGGAACTTCAGCCCCAAGTTGTGCTGTTTGTTCAGGTCCAGAAAGACTGGCCAGACGATCTTCTTCGCTTGCTGCCTGGTCAGCGTGATAATCGGAATCATCACGTTCGGCATACGGAGCGCCGTCTGAAGTGCCATCACTGTGATTGCGTAGCTTTTGCCCGCCCGGCGGGAACACACTGCTGCCTTCGTCTTGCTTTCGTCGCTTACGAACGCGAGTTGCTTGTCGAACAGCAGCCTCTGGAACTGCATGTTCTCCCGCCGCTGCGCTCTTCTTGCGGCCTCGAGCAGGACTTCCCTTGCTTTGCGATCGTCCATCTCCTGCGAAGATGGCCCAGGTGACGCGGTGGTAAGGGACGGCGAGCGCTTCTGTTTTCCACCCGACATGAACTGAGTCTCCTTCTTTGTAGATCTCCATCTCGGGGCTGCTCTTGAAGCGCTTGGCCGTCACCCGCGACCCCGATGGGTCGGGGACGTAGTGCTCGAACTCAACCTCTTTGATTTGCTTCTTCGTCACTCTTGTCTCCATGACTCGTAGAGGCGGTAAGGGTTGTAGATCCAACCCTTGTGCTTCGGTGTAACCTTGTCGAACGCTTCTGTCTTATGTGTGTACATGATCGACTGGGGGCGCTCGTGCTCGATCAAAGTATCCATTAGCTTCGTGAACAAACCATGCCTACGCAGGCTGTTCTTCACGTAGGC